TTATCAACTTTACCCATTATAAAATAAGAGTAGAAAAAAATAACGCGCTAAAAGAAAAGGAAATTAATATAAAAAGTTAATTTGTATAACATGTATGCAATTTTATTGGATATTAACATCTCACATTGTAGCTTTGTTTCCAATAGCGCAATGTTTATGGAGCTTTAAACAATATAAGACATATGATTCACTTTTAACCTTATTGCATCTTATTTTTACTGTTTATTTTTCTATTTGTTATCATACAGCAGATTATGATGAAATTGATATACCTTTAAATTCTATATATATATGGACAATTTTAGATCATTGGAGTTCGAGTATATGTATAGTAGAAACAACCTTTTACAGTTTTAAAGTTAGAGAGCCTATGATCTATATTGTATCATATACATCGGGTACAGCTTTATTATTTTTTAAACTTGCAGATCAGAAATATGCTGCACATTTTTATGTATTTTTAAGTATTCTATTTACACTTATTATAAAATATAGAATAACGATGCAATATTTAAAGAAATGGTATTTACGTTCTATAGTTGCAATGGCGTGCGGCAGTTTAGCTACATATTCAATATATGCTCCTAATCTAGGATTAGATTATGCTATATGGCATCCAATATGGCATTCATGTATATTTACCACAGCATTTATGGTAACTTCAATGAGACACTCTTATGATAGAGAGATTTTGGATAATGCGGAGTATACAAGAGCGGCTTCAGATTCTATTTGATTAATTACAAGTAAATTAATTGTAATTAATAAAGTTATCTATTGACCGCCACGTAGTCGCAGTACTAGATGCAAGGTTGCTTCTTTCTGAATATTATAATCATTCAATGTACGTCCATCTTCAAGCTGTTTACCAGCAAAGATAAGACGTTGTTGATCGGGCGGAATTCCTTCCTTGTCCTGGATTTTATTCTTAACATTTTCAATAGTATCTGATGGTTCAACATCAAGAGTGATGGTTTTTCCTGTTAGTGTCTTCACGAATATTTGCATGTTCTAATCTATTAATCCAAAAAATGTTTAAGTCAATTTACATATATTTTATTACTGATTTAGATAATTACGTTTACATTGGTCGGTGCTATAGTGAGTCTATGATCTTCATCAATAGTATTATATGTTTTTGGCATTTTCATGTAAGCACTATTTGCTCGTTCATCTTTGACAGATATTGTTCCGACATTGTAGGCAGAATACAATTTCATTGAAACGAGCATAAAAAAAGAAACAAATGTTGTTAAAGTATTTGATCCAGCATAATTTTGATACACAATAGAACCCGATACTACAAAATTAACTATCATTAAAAACAAAGCAACATAAACAGCTTTAATATATTGACTGTTTAATTTATTCATCTGTGTTTTAAACGCGGGGTACATCTCAATTTCATCATCAAGATTAGTATTTGATTTTTCTTCATCAATATCTAAATATTTAATACACCAATTCTCACGTTTTAATTCTATAAAATATAAAGTACCTATTGATGCAAACGTAACAAAATTACAAGCATTTGCTCCAACTCTTAATGATTCGGTAGCCATAAAATTTTCGGTAGCGGTACATAATTGATCACCGCATTGCTGAGGAACAAATACAACTAAAAAAGTTCCCATAATAATTTTGTAAAACTCGAGAAGCATATAGAACGCAGTAATAATACGTTGTTTTGAATCAACGTCAAGTTTCATTTATTATATTCAAATATTATTCCATTACCATAGGCATGTTTTTTTCAAAGCACCACCCTGCCACCAAACACATTTTTTCTAGACCAATCTCCCCTTTCCCAGGTCGTTCGTGTCTGTCTTTTTTACAACCACACTTTTCCTTAGAATCATTAAAGTGTACAAGAACTATACTATCTGGAAATTCTTGATCCCAGTCTAATATAAACTTTAAAGGATCATGACCCGCCGCAAATACGTGACAGGTATCTATACAAATTTTTATTTTTTGTTTTTGCTGTTCTGTAAATTTTTTATAAAACTGTTTAAGAGCGTCGAATTGCCAACAGGTTTCGCTTCCTTGACCAGATGTGGTTTCCAATAGTAAAGGGCATTTTGGATCGACACTCTCAATTACAGTAAGCATATTCTGGTACATATTATCAAGCGCTTCATTAATATTCATCTTACATGATTTGCCACAGTGCACTACGACACCTTTAAATCCTAATCTGAGCCCGTTAGCAAACTCCCATTGTAGACATGGAAGTGCCTTTTTGCTAAACTCTTCTGGCGTCCAACATAAATTAACTAAATACAACGAATGCACAAAGACTGATAGATTGTTAGATTCAACAAATGCACGTGTTAACGCAGCATCTTCTTCTTTAACATTAGGTCTCCTCCACCATTTTGGAGACCCAGAGAATAGCTGTACTGGCCTTGTTAAGTTTTGAGGTTTTGCATTATAAAATGCAAGAAGTGATTGAATAAAAGTACCTGATTTTTGGATATGTGTTCCGATATTCATGATCTTGTTGTTATTCGAGTGTGTGTGTATTGTACAATTAAAAAGTATTAATAATTTTTTTCAATTTTCTAAAATAAAGTTACTTACAGTGCCAATACATAGGGTATCCTTGAAATCGCATATCCCAACGTTTAAACGTAAGTGTATCTTTTATATCATAATGTTCATAATCTTCCGACCATTGGTTTCCATGACTTAGTTCCGTGACATTGTAATAATCGTCTAAATAACGATCAAAATATTTAGCAAGGATTCGGTCTCTAAAATCATCGAAAATAGTATACTTTTTGGGATTGATAAGTCTATTCACTGTATTGAGTTTTTTAACTCTATCAGCTAAAGTATTAAGACTGGATTCTCTCTGCGTGGATTCAAATTCATGGAATCTCCACCCGTATTTCCAATAAAATCCGATAACATTTTCCATAGCATTAAGTTTAAAATACTGATATCCTCCTTTTTTGCCAAATGTTTTCAAGAATTCTAGCATATCTTTACCACTTTTGACTTTAACCCCATTCCGTTGTTTCGCTGCGGAACAAACATGATTGCGTATAGATATATTACCAATTAGTTCTAAAGTATAGTATCGAAACTCTAATGGCGGAATATCCCTATAAGGATATGTGAGATGCTGTCCAATACCATCAACTGAAATTGATGCTAAACCACGCAACGATTGTTTTGTACCGTTTTTGGAATCGAAATTAAGTAAAATAAATTTCGGAGGGTATTTTGTATAATTCCCATCCTCATCTTTTGTTCCAAATATTGCCTCTCTTACAAAAGAGTGTGGAATAGGATAAAACATTTTATAGTTTAATATACTTTCAAGAAATGCGATTTGTTTTTTAGACCAATGTTTTTTACGACGAGTTAATGTGTAAAAGTTATCGCTAATCTTTCGCATCTTTACATAATCGCTGGAATTAATTTCGGGTATTTTTTTAATATTTTCTTGCTTTGTACAGATTTCTTCTCTAACACGTTTGCAACATGAAACAGCTGATCCCATTGTTAGGGGCGTTGTAATGTAGTTTGACAATTAGTTATCAAATTACATTAGATTTCAATTTTTTATTTAATGAAAAGGCATATGATTTGAAACATAATCGGCTATTTTTTGAGGATTAACTTTATGTTTTCTCTTTGCAACGCGTTTTTTATTTTGTCTGGCATCTGATTCGTTATCTTCATAATCAGAATCATAATCAGAATCATAATCAGAATCATAATCATCCGCAATGGATCCGGGATAATAATCTTCTTCTCTGCGTTTTTTATTACGCCTATAATGTTTTCGTGGGAAGATTGCTAAATCTCTTCCGTAGACAAACAGATTATATACGATAACCACTAAAATTAATACAAGAACTAATATTATTAATGCATCAACAAATGTCATTTATAATATATAAGGATATTTTTAGAAAAAGAATCTACGCCTACGAGGATGCGGACCATAACCAGGTCTAAAGCGAGGAACCCAACCGGGCCATCTTCTAATAGGTCTTGCCCAACCTGTTGGTAAATTCCACATAGGATAAGGTCGGTTTACATAAACAACTTCTGATTTGTGATTAGTATGCTTCCTAGGTATTTGCATTACAAAGTAAATGAGAACAATGAGTAAGACAGCGATTAAAATAAGACCGTTATTCATATATATTAAATGCGTATAATAATTTTCTAGATGAAATTATTATATTAAAATGATAGTAAGTTTGTTAACTCTAAACTTAGTTAGAGTATGCAAGACCTCCCATACCACTCATGACACGAAGGACATTGTAGTTGGTGGCGTAGACACGGACCTTAGCGGTAGCATCACCTCCAATAGCATTGGTGGAAAGTACCAACTGAAGGGTAGCGTTGTCAATTCTTGACATGTTACATGTACCAGATGGCTGATGCTCCTCAGGGCGGAGAGCGAACGAGTAAACGTTGATTCCGGTGTCTGGGGAACGAGTGTGGTGCTGGTATGGCTGAACAAGGTCAAAGTATGTACCTTCACGCTCACTGAAGCGATCCTGTCCGTTAAGCTGAAGCTTAGCGGTAACGACTGGGTTCTGTCCCCAGCAGTGCAAGTTAAGAGCGGTCTCCGCAAGAACGAAGGCTCCGGCATCCGAAACACCAGAGTCAGGGATCTGACTGATTGGGAATGGAACACTCATAGCAGGGGCAGTGCAAGTAGGAGCCCAACAGTGTGCTGTTCCAGAAATTGTGCAGTCACCATCCTGATCAGTTACGCTGAAATCATTATTATATCCCATCTTGGCGTCGGGGCCGAAAGCTTCACCCCACTGGATTCCTAGATTGCGGTTAGTGTCCGCGCCAGGATCCTGGAACATACCTCCGCCGATCTGATCGATGAAAGCAGCATTTCCATCCTCTACTTGGTTTTTATCAAGGTAAACTCCTGCTGGGCCAGAGAAGGCACTAATGGTGTTCACAAGAGCATCAAGGGCATCGGTGTAATTGAATGGCTGAGCACCCAAAGCCTTGTTAAGGTGAGTGTTTTTCAAGAATGAAGAACAGTAGTCAACATTAGCATCAGGCTGAACAACAAAGATCAACTCCTTGCAAGGGTGGTTGAAGTTAAGTTTGATCTTGTTGGATGAAGAACCAACCGATTCATCTCCAGTGAACTGAAGCTGTTCGATAAGGTACTCGTGTGGGTTCTGTGCCATACGTCTACGCTCATCCGTATCAAGGAAAACGTAGTCAACGTAAAGTGAAGCAGCAACAAGGGATTTCTGGTAGGAAACAGCGTCCTTAACAGATTGTCCATCGCTAACTCCTCCGAGACTAGAGCCTTCAGTAAGATCAGTAACAGCGAAAAGAACCTCATCGGAAGGACGAAGCTCAAGGTTGATGCGGACTTCGTGGTACTGAAGTGCGATCAAAGGCAATGCCAAACCAGGGTTGCGGCAGAACCAGAATTGAAGTGGAACGTACAAGGTAGTCTCAGGCAAAGCATTGCGAGGGGCACATACTGCGGCTGGGACAGTGTTGTTGGCACAGGCAGAGTCAACATCAGCGAACGAAGGGTCAACTAAGTAAGTAAGCTGAGTTGTTTGACCGACCATCTTGTTGTATCCACGCTCTTGCTCAGCGGTAAGGGTAAGCTGGTTCCAGATGTGCATCCAGTCACCGTACTGGCGATCGATACGCTGACCACCAATCTCAACCTCAACCATAGAGATAAGCTGCTCACCTGGGTAGTCCAACCAGCGAGCATAGACCTTGCTGCACTCTTTTGGGTTGCAGCATGAATCCTGGCCAATCTCTGGAAGTGTAACTTGCAAGTATGTACGGTATGCTAAATCACCATTTCTGGAGATAGTGCACTGAACACGACGTCCGAAATCGGCCTGGCCGTTGAAGGTCTGTTCAATAGATTCCATAGCAAAGTTAGTGTGTCTGCGGTAGGTAACTTTCCAGAAAGTGATCTGTGGGTTACCGGTCAAGTAAACGTCTTGTGCGCCGTAGGCTACGAGTTGCATTAATCCTCCTCCCATATTGTTATAATATTGCTAAAGAAAAAAATTTTACGAAATAACCATTAATTAACTAATTAATTGTCTAA